TTCGGATTCGCCATTTTTAAATATTAGTTACTAAACACCACAAAATTAGTAACTTATTTCGATTCAACTGCAAATATGTAACGATTTTTGTACAATGAAAATTACGAACATATCTAACGAGGTTGCAACAATGCTTATCTATAAGCATATTGGCAATATTGATGGTATGGATAATGGCATTAACGGTGCATTTATCGCGGAGGATATTCAAATGCTTAACGATAGCTATTCGGACCAAGTTAAGTGCATCAATATACGTATCAATTCGATTGGTGGAAGTGTTGCTGATGGGCTTTCAATTGTTAGTGCAATACTTAATTCAAAGATACCTGTAAACACTTATATTGATGGCATGGCTTATTCAATGGCTGGTGTTATTGCTATTTGTGGCCAAAAGAAATACATGGCCGATTATGGCACATTTATGATGCACAACGCAAACGGTGGTAGTGATGAAGAAGTGTTAAATTTAATTACAAATAGTTTAGCAAAGATATTTGAACGCAATACAAATCTAACATTAGATAAGTGCAAAGATTTGATGGCAAAAGAAACGTGGATGACTGCCGATGAGTGTATGAGTTTAGGCATAGTTGATGAAATTATAGAAACAAAGAAAATGAAGCCTGCAATGAACGCAACTGTGCGCGAACTGCATGCTATCTACAATAAAGTAATAATTAAAACAGAAACCAAAATGAATAAATTAACTGATTTATTAAAGCTATCTAACGAGGCAAGTGAAGAAGCCATTGTTGAAGCGGTTAACGCTAAAGATGCAAAGATTGCTGAATTAGAAGCAAGCATCGAAGCACAGAGCAACGAATTACAAGCGTTGAAAGATGCTAACAACGAAGCGGTACAAGCAGCGAAAGTTGAACTTATTGAAAACGCAATAAAAGAGGGTAAAATTGCTGATGCAAGTAAAGAAATTTACTTAACATCTAACAAGTCTAACGATGAATTGAAAGATGTGTTTAGCAAGCTTACACCTGCATACACACCTATCTTTGAAAACAAAGCAAACACACCAGCAGCAGTTGCAGGTCGTGAGTCTTGGACTTTCAACGATTGGTCAAAAAACGACCCAAAAGGTTTAGCAGAAATGAGAGTTAACGATGCAGCATCATTTGAGGCATTAATTAACAACTTGCCTGCTAACTTGTCACCAAACTACAACCCATCAACGGATAAAAGATTCTAATTATGGAAGCAATTTGGAACGCAAACCCAACGGTTAATATGCTTTATTGTTTTGAAGATGGAAACTGCTTCATCAAACATAGTGAGGCAGCAAGTTATGCGCAGTCAACCAATAATGCTTATGTAGTTAAAGTAAGAGAAACAGAAATAGAAAATAAACCAATAAAAACAAATAAAAAATAATGGCAACAATCAACAACCCATTTGGCGCAGCAGGCACGTTAACGATTGCTGCCACAGGCACAACTGCCGCAACAATTAGCAACAACGAAACCGTTGTTACATCGTTAACTACCTTAACTGGTAACGCAACACTTGACTTAACGCTTTCAAGCGAATTAAAAGCGGGTGCAGCATTACATATTAAAGTAAAAACAACCGCAACAGAAACCTTTACTTTTGGTACAGGAATCGATGCTCCAGTAGTTACAGGAGTAGCTGGTAAAACATGGTGTCAATCATTTTGGTATGATGGAACTATCTTTTTACCATGTGGCGCAAAAATTCAAATAGATTAATTATTCACGTAAAAACACAAAAACAAAATGGCATTAATAAAAGAAATTTGGGTATCAGATGTACAAGAAGCATTAAACAGAAATGCTGACTTCTTACCTTATTCAGTAGATCATTCAGCGTATATCGCATTCGGAACAGTTCACGTTCCACAATCAGGTTCAAACCCAACGGTGGTTAAGAATCCTGCAACTTTCCCTCTTTCAATTAACGAAAGAACAGATACTGACCGCACTTATTCATTAAATCAATTTGCTTTAGAGCCTGTATTGATTACAAACTTGGATGAATTGCAAATCAGTTATGACAAAAGACAATCAGTTTTAGGTCAACAAATCAGCACACTTACACAACGTATTGGTGATGAAGTTGCTATTTCTTGGTCTGCAACAGGTGCTTCTAACATCGTTGGAACAACAGGTTCAGCAGTTGCTACATCATTAGCACCGGGTGCAACAGGCACACGTAAAGCAGTTACTTTAGCTGACATCGCTGCATTAGCAAACAAGTTAGACAAGGACAATGTGCCAAGACAAAATCGTAAGTTGTTAATGTCAACTGATATGTTTTGGGAGTTATTCCAAATCAGTGATGTAATTAGAGCATCTTACAATGGTTTCCAAAATCAACCAAACGTGTTGCAAAACGGAATCGTTGCTATGCTTTATGGTTTTGAAATCATGATGCGCCCAGTGGTATCAGTTTATGCAAATTCAACAACCGTTCCTAAAGCTTTCGGTGCTGCTACTGCAACAACTGACAACCTTGCTTGCATCGCATTCCATTCTACAACTGTTGCACGTGCATTAGGTAGCATGACACCTTTGTATGATAGTGGTTCAAACGGTAACGGTAAGCCAGAATATTTAGGTTCAATCTTCAACATGGAAGTAATGTTAGGTTCTGCGATTTTAAGAGCTGATATGAAAGGTGTTGCTGCTTTGGTTCAAACTTGGGTATCTTAATATTAAATAAATTATAAACTAAAGAGGCCTACCCGCTATAATGTAGGTAGGCCTTTTTTAATACTAAAAAATAAATGGCATTACCAAATATAAACTTTGTCAAAAGTACAAGCGGTTTAGGTAGAGCATTACCCGGCACAGATTACATTTCGGGTTATGCACATTACTATCCAAGTGGTGGCACATTACCAACTGGCTTTACTTCAAGCGACAGAATCAAAAAAATATTTTCAGTTGCAGATGCTGAAAATTTAGGAATTACTAATACACATTTAGGCGAAACGGCAGCGGTAGCAAAGGCGGTTATCGGTGGGACACCTGCCGCAGGTAATACCGTTGCAATTACTTACACTGGCATCTTAGGTGTTGAAACTGTATTAGCAACTTATACATTAACAAGTGCCGATGCTGTAAGTGCAACAACCGCAGCAACAGGTATTGCAGCGGCTATAAACGCGGGAACACAAACACATGGCTTTAGTGCAACAAATGTTGTTTCTGGTTCACCAAGTGCTAATTTACTTGTGACAACTAAAAGCGGTGAGGGTATTTTCCCAAACACTGGCACTCCTTACGCATCAACAGTAACAGGTGGTGGTGTTACAACTGTATGGACACAACCAACAGGTAGCGGTTCAACAGTGTTAGGTGTTGCATCATGGATTGACACATTACATTACCACATTAGCGAGTATTTTAGAATACAAGCTAAAGGCGAATTGTATGTTGGTTTATACGAAGAAGAAGCAAGCACATACACATTTGCAGCGTTAACATTAATGCAGAATTATGCAAGTGGTGCTATTAAGCAAATGGCAGTGTTTGAAAAGAACGTAGTTTTCGCAGCGGCACAATGTGCAGCATTGCAAGCTATTGCAACTGCTAACGAAGCGGTTTACAAGCCAATGCAAATAATGTTAAACGCTGAAATCAGCGCAACTGCAAGTGTGGCATCATTAGTTGACCTATCAACACAAACTGCTCCAAATGTAAGCGTATGTATTGCACAGGATGGCGCAAATGCTGGATATTACATCTACAAAGCAACTGGCAAATCAGTTGGTGCTATTGGTGCAATGTTAGGCGCGGTATCTTTAGCAGTTGTAAGCGAATCAATAGGATGGGTAAGCAAGTTTAATATGGCATTAGGAAGCGAATTAGACACTATCGCATTCAGCAACGGTCAATTATATACTGCGCTTGCTGATAGTCAATTTGAGAGCTTGAATAACTACTCTTATATTTTCTTACGCAAGTTAACAGGAATCACTGGTAGCTATTGGAGTGATAGCAAAACAACTGTTACACCTACAAGCGATTATTCAACAATCGAAAACAATCGTGTTTACCAAAAAATCACACGTGTTGTTAGAGCCAATATGTTACCTGCATTAAGTTCACCATTGAGAGTGAATGCAGATGGCACACTAACCGCAGGCACAATAGGTTATTTTGAAACATTAGCAAACAATCCATTAGTTCAAATGGAAGCCGATGGCGAATTATCAGCACATAAAGTTATTATTAATCCAGCCCAAGATGTTTTAGCGACAAGCACATTAGAATTGACATTGCAAAATGTTCCTTTAGGTGTTGCACGTATCATTAAAATAAACGTAGGCTTCGTAAAATCAGTATAAAACATGGCAGCAAATGGACTACCGTTAATTAACGGCAAAGCGTATGAGTTCGCAGATATTACTTGCATCATACTTGGAACACCAATCATAGGGGTAACCGCAATCGAATATGGCGAGGAGGATGCAACCGAAAACATCTATGCAACAGGTCGTTATCCTGTTGCACGTGGCTACGGTCAAATCACACCATCGGCAAAGGTTACAATATTAATGAATGAGGTTATGAATATTGTATCGGCTGCACCAAATGGTCGCATTCAAGACATACCAGAGTTTGACATAGTTGTAACATTTACAGATGCTAATTTGATTCCTGTTGTGCATAAGATTCGCAATTGCAGATTTATGAAAAACATGATAGCTTCAGCAACTGGCGATACATCAATACCGATGGAATTAGATTTAATTGTTTCACATATCGAATTTGTTTAGTAAATTTGTCGAAACCAAATCAAAAAACAAATGAATAATATTGAAGAATTAAAATCAAAGTATGCTGGTGTTGAAATATACACATTAACGGTATTGAACAGACAAGGCGCACCTATTACAGTTCACTTGCGTGAAATGGATAGGATTGCTTACAAGACCGTTAGCGCGTTAATTGCTAAAGATGAATTGATGGGTGTAGAATCGTTTTTAAGAACACTTTGTGTTGATGGCGATGTAAATGCTATTATCAGTGATTTTAAAGCATTACGTAGCGCAGCAAGAACAATTTTGCCGATGTTAGAAACCGAAGCGGGTGAACTAAAAAAAAATTAGATTCGGCAAAGCGGTTATTTGAAACGGATGAGTTTGCGCGTCAAAATGCACTCATCCGTTTTTATTATCAAACAGACCCAAATCAAATGAATGATGAACAATGGGCAGAAGCTATTGAGAGCATTATGTGGGTGTTAAAGTTTAACGGTACAATTCAAGACAAGAAATGAACAATTCGGTTGAATACATATTAAGCCTTAAAGATAAGTTTAGCAGTGGCATTAAAAGTGCTACAACTAACACTCAAAAACTTAATGGGGCAGTAAACCAAGCGCAGAAATCATTAGGCGGTTTGGGTGGTGCTTTAGGTATTGGTTTAGGTGTTGCTGGTGTTGTATCATTTGGCAAGGCGGTTGTAGATAGTTTAGTAAACTACGAGTATTTTTCATCATCATTAAGAACATTAATGCAAGGCGATGCTGGAGCTGCAAAAGCATTGGAAAATCAGTTAGTACAAACGGCCAAAACAACACCATTTAGTTTAGTTGAGGTTCAGGATGCAACAAAGCAACTATTAGCATACGGTTTTAGCGCGGGAAGTGTTGTTACAAACATCCGTATGTTAGGCGATGTGGCTGCTGCATTAAAGATACCATTTGGTGACATTGCGTATTTATATGGAACTTTAAAAACACAAGGCAGAGCGTTTGCAAAAGACATTAATCAATTTACAGGTCGCGGTATTCCGATTGTTGCTGAATTAGCAAAGCAGTTTGGTGTTGCTGAATCTGAAATTATGAAAATGGTTGAAGAGGGCAAAGTCGGCTTTAAAGAAGTTGAAAAAGCATTTCAATCAATGACAGCAGAGGGTGGTATGTTCTTTAATATGATGGAGGAACAAACCAAAACTGTTGGCGGGAAAATAAGTGCTTTGGGTGATAGCTATGAGCAGTTAAAAGTTAATATAGGCAAATCGCAGGATGGAATTATAGCAAGTTCAGTATCTTTTGCAGATAGGTTAGTAGCAAATTTATCAAAAGCATTTAGTGAATCAAACCAAGAAATTGAAAACTTTGCTAAATATGGTGCTGAAAAGTTTAAGTCAAGTTTTAACCCGCTTTCATATTTTGAAATAGGCGCAAAGGCAGAGCAAGCGCAGTATCAAAAGGCATTAAATATGATGTATGTTGATACACCTGCGCAAACATTAAACCAAGCAATATCAAATCAAACTGAATTATTTAATTTACTATCAAATGTTAGGAAAGCGTATGATAATAAAGAAATTGATGAAATAGAGTTTGGTCGCAAACGTGCAACTGTATTAGGTACTATTGAAGCGGTTAAAAATCAAATATCATTATTGCAAAAAACACCTGCATCAACTACGGCAGCAGCGGCTATGGGTGGCGCACCAACTGCCGCACCAACTGCCAAAGGTGGCACAGGGACAAACATTGTAGAAAGTAGAGGTGTGCAAAACTTTAACATATCAATTAAAGAATTTGGCGCAGTTACTTTGAACACAACAAACATTAAAGAGGGTGCAAATCAAATCAAAGAACAAGTAGCGCAGGCATTGATTGAGGCGGTTAATGATTTTCAACTAATGGCAACAAAATAAAGATATGAGTTTACAATTTATAATACCGACACCAGCGCAGAAGCAAAATGTAAGAACACTATCAAAGGGCTTCGGGCTTCCATTGGTGCAACGTGCTTTAATAGCTGCGAATAACTTTAATATTAAAACAGATAAGCCCGATGGAACTTCATCTTTAGGCACACCTGTTTATGGCACATTGTTTATTGAAATGCCTGAATATACTACTTATGAATATAATGATATAACTAATGACTATGTTGAAACACCAAACTTTTTAGCAAGTAATAAAGTAAATGGAGAAACACAAGGTTTATTCTTAAACGGTGTTATAATTGATGCAACGGTTAACAAAACAATCGTTAAAACAGAGGTAATTGATTTGAAAGGCACAGTTAAAGAATACATGGGCGAAAGTGATTTAACGATAACTATTCGCGGTTACGTGGCATCACAAAATCCCGATGAATACCCTGATGACGATGCGCGATTGATAAAATCATATTCAAGTGCGCCAGTATCGCTAAAGGTTACAAGTGATTTTTTAAACAATATACTTGGTGTTAGTCAAATAGTAATTGAAAGTTGCCAAATGTCGCAGCAACAAGGGCTTCGCAATGTGCAATATTTTCAGTTAAATTGTGTTAGCGACATAGATTATACAATTTCTAAAACAACTAAAGATGTTTAGAATCGTTTGCCGCGTAATAATAGAGCAACAAGGCGATGGGCGGAGTGATACCTTTACATTTGCCAATGTTAGCAAAGTTAGTGTTTCGAGGTCGTACGATAAGCAAACACAAACGGCATCGGTAACATTGCCGCGTAATGTCAACTACAATAAAAAAAACATTTACGAGGGCGCAAATGCTTTGATGCGCAGAGGCGATAAGATTAAAATTATTGCTGCATACTTTCCAAATGAAACGGTAATATTTACAGGTTACATAAGTAAGATAAACAACAACGTGCCTGTTGAACTATTGTGCGAGGATGAAATGTTTTTGTTGAAACAAGCTATATCGCCAAACCTATCGTTTCCAAGTGTTGACTTAAACACGTTTATTGGCAAGATGCTAACTAACATTAATGTGCCATATAAAGTTGATTTAACCGCACAATTAGGGCAAATAAGATTACAAGAAGTAAGCATTGGTAAAGTGTTGCAAGTTTTACGCGACCAATACGGTTTATTTTCGTTTTTTAAAAACGGTGTGTTGCGTGTTGGATTACCATTTTATAAAGAGGAAGCTATGAAAGCGGTTTTTTTGTTTGAGAAAATGGTTAAAGAGGGAATGAGTTTAACTTATCTTAAAAAAGATGATGTTAAGGTGCAAATCAAAGGCATATTAATTAAAAACAATCAGCGCGAAGAATTTATATACGGTGACCCATCGGGTGACATTCGCACTGTGTTTCAGTTAGGTGGCACAAAAGCCGATTTAGATGCAAAGTGTAATTCGTTTTTAGAGCAAGCAAACTACACTGGTTATTATGGAAGCTTCAAAACTTTTTTAGAACCGTTAGTTGTTCCGGGTGATTATGCAGTTGTTGATAGTTGGAAGTATCCTGAACGTAAAGGTAAATACTTAATTAAATCAGTTACAACAGAGGTAAGTGTTACCGATGGCGGGAAGCAAACGATTGAATTAGAACGTAGAATAGCATAATATGAGTAAAGAAGTAACAGATATAAGACAGGCAATACAAGCATTAAGTGGCTTTGGTGACCTGCAATATGAGGGTGTAGTGTGCAATGTGAGCGACATTGATTTGGCTACGTTCACTTGCACTTGCACCCCGATAAATGGCGATGCAGAATTTTACGATGTGCTGCTAAATGCCGATGCTGATAAGGGTTTTACTTTGATACCT